GCCGAATTATCTACTTTGCTTTTCGGATCTTTATCTTTGCCATCCTGCCACATTAAAGCGAGACTTATTAGCTCTTTTAATCCTGGGGGCAACATCATCGCGCCAGGATTCATCAGGAACATCAGAAACTTACTTTCGCCCAACTTCCCGAACCATTTACCAATCTCCTGAATCCCTGAAGCAAATTGCTTGAGCAACGCATTTTGGCTAAAGGCATCTTTGATACCTAAGCCAAACCACGCAAATTCATTACTTACATCCTTTGCAAGATTAACTATTGACAACAACACGTCTGCCATCGTTTTCATGGTTGCTACAACCATTGGCGTAACAGCACTGCCGATCACAATGCTCAGCTTTTCCCATGCGCCTGTGAGTTGATTCATGGCACGATCTAAATCTGTCCCGCCCTTTTCTGCACCGTTATAAAAATCAGCACCTGCGGCCGTCAACGATTGCAGCGCCTTAATCACTATTGGATAAGTAATCTTTCCTTCCTCTGCCATCCGCATTATTTCAGCGGTGCCCTTACCCATTGTTTTAGATAAGGCTGCAAATATTGGAATACCAGCCATACCAAACTGTTTTAAATCGACCGTATATGCCTTCCCAAGGCTTGATATTTGCGCCAGGTTTACTGAGAATCTCTGAAGCTTTTCGTTATCCCCCAGGGCGAGATCGCCCAGCATTTTGGTAGCTGCGCTCGCGCTGGTTGCTTCGATGCCATAGGCAGCCATTGTCTTGGTGGCCTGCAGTAGGCCCGGTAACCCGAGGGAGGTCGCATCTGCAGTGCGCTGCAGTGAGGTGATAATCCCTTCTGTCACGGCAGCATCATGCGTAAACATTGTTAGCTGCTGACGGTTGCGATCCACTTCATTAGTGAAATCAACCATCGGCTTAATGGCTGCTACAACACCAGCGGCAAGGGCCCCTACACCAGCTGCAGCGATTGCCGCAGTGCTAGCAATTCCCGCTACTGCCGATAAAGCCGGGGCGAATGATTCAGCTGCTCCACCAAGTTTGGCCGCGATCGCGCCTATTCCGCCGCCGCCCCCACCGCCATTGCCAGCTTGCTGCGCTTTATTCAGCCTTTCTATTTCATGCCGATAGCCAATTAGTGTTTTCTTGCCAGCTTCATACCTGCTGCTAGTTTGATCGATCTGCGCTGAAACATTTTTCAGCCCTTGAATTTCGTCTTTTGTAAAGGCGCCGCCGTTAGCCCTTGACTTAGCAGCTGCGTTTAGCTCGTTTTGCTTCTTTTTGAGATTCTCTAGTTCCTTAATAAGATCCCTTTGTGCAACCTGCTGTGCCCGTATTGCAGAGGTCTGATCGCTTAACTGCTGCTTAGCTGCTTTTGATGCGCTAGCAAGACTTTCGGCCCCTCTAGCTATGGCTGAGAACGGATCACGGCCTGTCAGACCCTTAATTGAATTTTGTACGCTATTTAGCTTATTTGCCGCATCATCAATCGCTTTAGTCTTGCTATTAAATTGTAGATCGACCTGATAAGTAGCCAAGACGCAGCCCTATATCACCTGATTCTAACGGCGGCGGCGAGATTTTTCTAACTGTGCTTTTTGCTCATCATGACGGATTTCAAAGAACGCAATCCACAGGAGCAACTCCTGTTCCGTCATTTTCTCCTGTAATTCACGCAGCGTCTGCTTCAACTCCAGCGCCACCGCGCACGACGCAAACAGCTGCGGGTCCTGTTTCAGCTGCACCTTGATCGCTTTTCATATCGAGTGCTTCGTTTACCTCAGATGCTTCCCAGGTTAAAAGCTGCAACATAACGGTTTCAACCAAATTAGCCGGAAGGCTGTTTTTCAGCTCTGCGACATCAGCAGGGGTAAATAATTTCGTTCCGTTTTCATCAGTTGCGATCATCACAAGCAACTGAAGAGCGAAGGCGGTGGAATCATCTCCGCCGGCCAACTTCTGCGCCTTGGCACGTTGAGCGAGCGTAATAGGAGGGGCGTAATAGATAAATTCGCTGCCATTGGGTAGCTCCACCGCTCTACGCGATGGAGTCATTGCAACCGCTGCTTTTAATTGATCAATTGCCCGCATTGTTTAGAAGCTTGATATACCCAAACTGTAGCGGATATTTGTAATTAAATACCTTCAACAGGAGTTTCAACTACAGGCTCTTCAACTACTGCGGCAGGCTCTTCAACTACTGCGGCAGGCTCTTCAGTTGCTGCGGCGGGCTCTTCAACTGCGGCTACGGGCTCTTCAACTGCGGCGGCTGGCTCTTCGATAACCGCTGCAGGTTCTTCAACTACAGGGGTTTCAACTACAGGCTCTTCAACTGCGGCTACGGGCTCTTCAATTGGCGCTGCAGGTTCTTCGATTGCTGGCTCGGCCACTACGGCGGGCTCTTCAACTACTGGCTCAACTACAGCCTCGGCCACTACGGCGGGCTCAACTGCAGGCTCTTCGATTGCTGGCTCGGCCGTTGTGGCTGGCTCTTCGATAACCGCTGCAGGCTCTTCAGTTGCTGGCTCAGCTACTGGCTCCTCAACTACAGCCTCGGGGATAACTTCAGGTTCAACAACTGGGGCGGCCTCCTGTTCGGAAACGGGCTCAGGCGCTGGAAGATCCTCAGCAGCCGGGGTCTCGGTTGAAATCTGGGGATCGACTTCAACAGGGGCAGGCTCAACTTCAGGCAATGTCTGATCAGGGGCGGGCTGTATCTCGGGTATTGATTGATCAGGCTCCTCAGGTACTTCAGGTATTGATTGATCAGGGGCAATAGGCACCTGGGGCAGCGTCTGATCAACTGGGGGCACAACAGCCGGGAGGGTATCAACAGGAACCACGGGATCGACTGCCGGCTGCGTTGTAGCAGGGGCCGGTACCTCTGGCATTACCTCAGCTCCTCCAGCATCTACAAATTTCAGGTTTGTTGCTTTGAACTGGCCGTTCTCATTAATAAGTTGCACGTCGCCACCCTCGGGCATACGTACTGCGCATATATCCCTGAAATTCAGGAAATCCTTAAACTGTGCTGATATTCCTTTGCCTTGCTTTTTCAGCTGTTCCCATTTCTCATGTAGGAAGTGGCTGCTACCGGCGTTGCTCATCGGGAATATGAAATCTGACTTCATTATGCCCATTAAAAAAGCCCCTGGTTAGGGGCTTTGAATTTACGTGTGCTTTTTACAGCTCAGCGCCAAACATGGCCGTTGGCTGGCCACTCATCGAGAAATTAAGCTCAGCTGTAGTGGCATCATCGGGGTTAACCGTGATACTCATGCTTGTGATTGAAATGGGGAACTGCACATAGCTGCTAGCCATATCATCTACAGCCGTTCCAGTGGCATCAGCCACATGGTTCACATACATCTTCACCTCAGCCCCAGATTGGGATTTGAGCAAAGTGTTGGCCATGATCCGATTCGCAACCGATTCCTGTTCTTGGGTGAACTGAATTGTCAGCGAACCTGATCCACTGGCATAACCGGATTGAGTTGATTTGAACTGGGCATACTTGTTGCCACCACCACTAAATCCACAAGGGAGAGTAGTGGTATCAAGCTCTTCGCGTGTGATCTCCAGATTGAAACTTTTCACCTGGCAGGCAGTCAGGTAATCAGCGAAATCAATCTTGATGTGATTGGCATTACCAGCGGTATCAGCACCAGCCACGCCACCATCACCCTTTAACACGATTGGGGTGCCACCATCGATAGCACTAACCGAAATGGTTGTGTTCGTGCGGGCCACAATGAAATAGGTAGTACCAGCGGCCAACGCTGTATCGAGAGCGCCAGTGCCCTCCTCGATAAACACCACAGCATCGCCCAGGCGGTAATCGTTAGAACCTGGGATGGTGATTGCTGTACCGATTGGGAAATCGGAGAAATCCTGTAAACAGAATTGAGTGCCGGCAGGCTGGAAATAAATCGCGCCCTCTTGGCCTGTTAAAACCTGTGTTGAACATGCGATAGGCATTTTTCTAATGGGGGAGAAACAACAGTGGGGGCGCTGTTGGTTCGGGGGCAAACCATTCCTAAAAAGTTTAAACGGCTATTGCTGTGAAAGAACAGGCCACGTTATTGCAATGATGCGGCCTTTTATCTGGTGCAATCGTCTTAGGCCCCTCTAAGGCGGAGGTCCTGCAGCGGTGAGGGTTTACCGCTAAGGCTTGGTTTAGGTTCAACCAACTGGCTAATACCTCAGCTGCAATGGCTTCGCCTTTACCGCTGCCTTCTGCTTTTGGTGTATAGATGTTTACAGCCAAACTGCCTTTTATCGCACCGATATTGCAACCTAAAGATTGAATTGCAACCTCGTTAAAATTTAATGTGATCGTCGCATAGGTTTCAGTTGGACTGCCGGGGGTTTCTTGCACATTATCAAAGAAGATACTTGCATTATTTACATTTGCTTGCACTAATGCTGCATGGGTGAGCTTTTCCATTTCAGCCCGTATTAATTGATAGCTCATAGGTCGTATTCCCTCGCGATGACACGTTCAGCGGCGGCCTGTATCTTTGGAATCCTTGCATCGCGGAAATCTTTAAACC